CCACCTAAGAGTGGTCAGGGCAGAGGGCGCAAATAATCTTTGTTATACAAACTTACTCTTAGGAGAGTGAATCATGGCAGGTCAGGGAATCCTTACCTTTGCGTCTGATGCTCTGAAGCTAGTCTACGGCGACCTTCACGAACAGCTACGCGACAAGAACCCAGCTTTGGAGTTCATCGAATCATCATCACAGAACATCACCCAGAATGGTAAAGAAGTAATCTTCGACACCCACATCGGCCGCAACAACGGTATCGGTGCTCGTGGCGTACGCGAAGCTCTTCCAACCGCTGGTGCTCAGAAGTACAAGCAGGCTCACCTTTACCTCAAGAACCTATACGGTTCGATTGAGGTTGACGGTCAGCTATTCGAGCAGGCTGCAGACAACTACAATGCATTCATCAACGTAGTTGACAACGAAATCAAGGGCCTAAAGAAGGACCTTGCTCGTGACCTAAACCGTCAGATCTACAGCGACGGAACTGGTATCCTCGGAACCGTTAAGACCACTGCAACTGGTACCACTATTGTCTTCGTTGACGCTCACTGGATTGAGCCAGACATGACCGTAGACGTACTTCTAGGCACCGACCTAGTTGACGGTACCCCAACTGTAAAGAACGCTGGAATCACCGTTACTGCAGTTAACGAGTCAACTGGTGCAGTTACCTTCTCGGCTTCAGTTACTGCTGTTGCTGGTGACGTTATCGTTCGTGGATCAAACGGCGCTAACAACTTCAACAAGGAACTAACTGGTCTTGGTGCAATCGTTGCTTCTGGTACCTCGCTACACGGTATCGATGGCGCAACCGTCCCAGTATGGAACTCAACTGTTTCAACCCTTGGCTCAGTAGGTACCCCAGGTACCCTAACCGAGCTAAACCTAATCAACCTCGTTCAGAAGGTTGACAAGCAGGGCGGCGACGTTGACGTATTCCTAGCCTCACCTGGTGTTTACAACGCTTACTGGAACTTGCTTCAGGGTATGCGTCAGTTCACCAACGGTGCAGGTCTAACTGGTGGTCAGCGCTCATTCACCTTCGAGGCTCTAGGTAAGCCAATCAAGTTCGTCTCTGACTACGCAGCTCCAGTCGGTACCCTATACGCTCTATCATCGAGCGAATTGGTTATCAACCGCAAGCGCGACTGGGCATGGATGGACCGCGATGGTTCGATGTGGAACCGCGTTGCTGATGCAGACGCATACAAGGCAACCATCTTCCAGTACAGCGAACTTGGCACCTACCGCCGCAACGCACACGCTAAGCTCTCAAACATCGCAGAGCTATAAGCCGTAAATAAAAACTCCCCGCTACTTGGTCCGTCTCGCCGAGTAGCGGGGTTTTTTATTACAATAGATACATGATTGATTTCTCGCAGATAGACGGACTGCACTCAGATGAACATCGCAGAGTAGCCGCAGTAATTAAAGATATTTTCCCAACCGTACGACTTATTCGTATGCCTCACGATCACCCACAGTTTGACCCAGAGCGCCACTTTGCTTTGATTGATGAGCCTCACATGCTTCCTGCCTATTTGATCACCAATGTTGCAGAATCAGAAGTTGACCACCGCCTAGTAGCTCGTCTACTAGAAAACAACATGCACGACCCTAATTCCAAGGCTAATAAGTTACACTTGTTAGAGATGGCAAGTGCTGCGCTTGAGGCAAAGCGTGAGGAAGAGTGGCGTGCTGAAAAAAAGGATGTCATGAAGTCAATTCTGAAATCCAATAAAAACACCTACCGTCATGACGGTCAAACTCTTAGAAGGTAATAATGCCAGCAGAAGAATTCTCCTACACAGGAAACGATATCAGTTCTCGTGTACGCGCTCAGTTTGGCGACACCTCAGGTGCACAGCTTGAAGATGTTTCAATCCTGCACTGGATCAATGATGGTCAGCGAGAGATTGTAAACTCAAACCCAATTCTTCGTGACATGAAGCTCACCGACATTATTTCAGGGCAGAGCGACTACACCTTCCCTTCGGACAAAGTTCTTCTAATCGAAGCTATTTATGTTGATGGCTACCCAATTGATAACGTAACTCCACAAGAAGCTCGCAGCTTCATCATGAAGTATGACCCAACTAAGCTTGAGCGCGCAGATCGCCCAGAGATTTGGTATGAGCGTGCAGGCGTAGTTACCTTCTATCCAGTTCCAAATAAGACCATCACTAACGGCTTGAAGCTTGAGTACATTAAGAACCCAACTTCAATTGTTGCACTTGCAGATGCAATTGGTATTCCTGACCGCTACTTCAACCAGCTAGTCAACTATGTCATCTCGCAGGCTCTAGAGATGGATGAGAACTATGACGCTGCTGCATACAAGGACCGTCAGTTCCGTGATGGCCTAAACCGCCTAAGTAACAAAGATACAGTTATCGAATCATCGCTATACGACCAGGTTCTTGCAGACCCAGCAGATTGGCTATAAATGTCAACCATCATCCGTCAACGCTCAGCAACACTGCAGCAGTTTACTGGTGGTCTAAACAACTACTGGGACCAGTCAGCTATTGCTGATAATGAACTTGCTTCAATCATCAACTTTGAGTTCTCACCTAACGGTGCTCTTATGTCACGCCCGCCAATCTATATCCAAAAGAATGGCACAAGCAACATTGTTACCCCTGTCACTGGTGAGCCATTTGACATTCTTGGTACCTACATTGAAGCTGGCGGAGATCGCTATCTTGTAGCATCAACTAATAGTAAGACTTGGATCTTCAATGTCCTAACCTATGCTTGGACTCAGATTGCAACCTTCAAAGCATCAGACTGCACGCAGTACCTAAATAAGATTGTGCTCTGCTGTGAGACCCAGGCTGGCGGATACTGGGAAGCTGGGACCTTCCATGCAACAACTTCTATGCCTTACCTATCTGGCATTGAACTATTCCAGAACCGCTTCTTTGGCTTTGGGGTAAAGGGAACCGCAACAGCAAACATTGTTTACTGGGGTAATGTTTCAACTGCTGGACCTTCAGGCGAATCAACTTCTGTCTGGGTTTGGACCAATGTTGATAGCAACCTTATGTATGTTGAAATTGGTGGCGGCGATGGTCAATGGATTACTGCAATCGCACAAGGCTATAACGACATTGTTATCTTCCGTAACCGCTCTACCTACCGTTATAGCTATGGTGACGTGCCTGAAGAAGGCACCATGCAAGCTATGCAGCAGGATATCGGCGCAGAATCAAAGCGATCAGTCGTCAAGTTTGAAAATGCCCACTTTGTTCTCTCGGGCGGCATTCTCTATAAGTATCAGAACTGGCTTTACTACCCCCTAAATGCTCAAAAGGTAAAGTTTGAAGGCTATAGCTTCACACGCCGATTTGAACACGCAGTTTCCATTATTGGCCGTCGTGCGCTAGTCTGGCATAATGGCGGAATGTACGCCTACAACCTAGACACTGAGACATGGAGCGAGTGGGAAAGCACAAACAGAGTCGCGTATTTCGTTACCGTACCGAGACGCGCAGAAGAATTAGAAGAATCGCTTTATTTTGGTATTACTGGTGCCAGTAACCCTGCAGATGTAGGCGCAAGCGCATTCTCGCTATATCGCATTGAAGATAAGCCAACTTCAATCAATGGATCAGAGTCATTCAAGTGTTCTTTGCGTACAAAGATCTACGACTTCCAAACTCCTGTCGAATGGAAACGACTTTATTTCTGGACTGCTGACATCATGTCAGCTAACCCACTCAAGGCTGTAGCCTACCCTGTAGCAATTACTGCTGAACCTGGCACTGTAAGCTGGGATGAGCTATCAAAGAATGATAACTTCGACGTACTCTACAAGACATGGGACCAACTTGGTAAAGATATTCCATTTGATGCTGATTATGGAACTTGGGATGTTATCGCTGAGCATACTGGCGCTATTGAATCTACTATCTCTGATTTTCCTTCGGTAAAGCCAATTCGTATTGAGGTAAAACTCAACCAGGCTCTAAGGTTTAGACGCATCTACTTTGAACTATACTTAGATTGTGACGGTACGGCGCTCACATCACCTGTACAGGTCTTCAGCATTACTCCAATGATTGGTGCGAAGGCAAAGATTTCTAAGGGAGCAAACTAATGGCAGAGCGCGGGTCGCTAGGCACTTTTGAGTTCACCCCTTACGCTGCGGGTGCAAAGATTTATAACAGCATTGCGTCTTCACCAACTCGCGGTGCTGTTGATAAGACTGGTTACGCTAACCGTGACCGTAAACTTGCTGCAAAGCGTAATGCTGTTCTTGCTGCTATGAAGGGTGCCCAAGCTGGCGCTCTAGGCAGTGCAAATGTTGGAAGGTTCCTATAATGCCAACTGCTGATTCACTTGACTACCTAGCTCGCAAAGCAGCTCAAGCTTCTGCAAACTCAGGTTTGAACTACCAGAACATCCGCGATGCTCAGGGATCTGCCCAGCAGCAAGCCGTACAGAATGCATACAACGGTGTTGCTGATGTTAATATTCCTAAGACTGGCTATGTTGGCACTCCTCCTGCAAATGAGGGTACTTCTCAGCCACCTCCAATTGTTGGCAACCCTTACACTCTTGAGGGTGATCCAGTTTACCAAGCTGCAATTCAGGCTGGCCAATCACAGTTCAACACTGCTCGTGCAAATGCTCTTGCATCAAAGACTACAAATGAGATGCAGCTTGCAAATGAGCGTAAGAACCTAGATCTAAACTCTACTGAGGCTCGCCGTAGAACTGCTGGCAACTATGCTGCTCGCGGAATGGCTGGTGGCGCAACTGGCGCTCTTACTCTTGCTGAGATTCAGGCAAATGCTAAGCAGATTACTGCTCAGACTGATATCAAGGACCAGATTTCTGCCTTGAATGCAAACTACCTTGAGAACTACGGCAACGCTAACCAAACCGATGCTGCTGGCAACAAGAACTTTGACTGGACTGGCACTCTAGTTGGTCAGAACTATAAGACACAGGCAGCACAGAATGCTCTAACTGCACAACTAGCAAGAATGGGAATCCAGTAATGGCAACTCCAGTAACCCCAGCAACTGCGAATATCTCTGCTATTCCAGACCCTAAGCGCTCACCTGTTTCATACCAGGCTTACATGACCGCTCAGGCAGATAAAGCAAATGCTGATGCTCTCGCTAAGAGTAATGCTCAGATCCAGTCAGGCTATCAGCCAATCCTAGACTTCTATGCTGGTCAAGAGCAGAAGACTAATGCTCGCTACGCACAGAATGCTGCGAACCTAACTACTATCTTTGGTGCCCTATCTGGTATTTCAGCAAAAGATACTGCAAATATTAACAACCAGTTTGCATCAAGTATCGCTAAGCAGAAGGCTGACCTAGTTACTCGTACTACAGAGCAGCGTGCAGCTCAAGAAGCTGGCATGTCTCAGCTTGCCCAGACTGGCGCAGAGCGTGGCAATGGCCCAGCTCTAGGCGGCTCACCTACTGCAACTGCAACTGAAGCTGCAATTGGTCAGTCACAGGCTATCCAGCAAAACTGGGAAGGTCTGATGGGTGCTCAGCAGGCCAATGCAATCACTGATATTACTAACCGTAAGGAAGGTTATGGTCAGCAGGAGGTTGCTGCTAATGCTCAGCTTAGCCAGAACCTACAGGATGCCCTTGCTGCTATTGGTGGTCAGCAGGCTGGCATTCAGGGTCAGATTGCTCAGGCTAAGATTGCTCGCGACCAGGCTATTCAGAATAACCAGTACGACATTGCTGCTGCTGCTCAGAAGCAGATTGATGCAATGAAGCTGCAGGCATCGAAGAATACTGGCTTGACTGATGTTGCCCAGATCCGTGCCGCTGCTCAGATTGCCGCAAAGAAGATTGGCGGAGCTGCAAAGACTCCAAAGAAACCTACTTATGGTAATAATGTCACTGGAACTATGCAGCGCATTGCAGATACTTATGGAGCTGCTGCAGCTGCAGATTTCCAGAACCAACTAGATACTGCAGTTGGAACTTATATTGATGCAAAGCAATCACCACAGTCAGCAAAGAATATCCCGACTAATGCAGGCGATGCGTATAAGCTATGGGCAAAGAATAATAAGGCAATGCTTAATAACCTGCCAGCTGCAATGCAGGTAGATATTAAGGCATCTGCACGCCAGTATCTAAATAGCCAGAAGTATGTAAAACCAAGCACTGCGACTAGTAACTGGAGCCAGTTTCTAAGTCCAGGAGTTGGCGGCTAGTCACTGGACTAAAAGGCTTTAGTCAAGTAAACTAATCCTAACGATTTAGGATGGTTTAATTGGCTGATTCAAGCAATAACTCTGGCAACGTTAACCCATTTGAGGTTGCTAGACAGAAGACTGCAAAAGTACCATCAACGCCTACAACTGCAGTAAAGCCTAATCCAACTCCAGGATCTAGTTCTGCAAACCCATTTGAGGTTGCCCGCAGTAAGGTTGCTCCGACAAAGCCAGCTGTTCCGGCTACTTCTGCTACGAAGCCTTCTGCACCAAAGTCTGAAATTGATAGCTTCTTTAAACAAAAGAATCTAGAGTTTATAACTCCTAAGAATGTAAACAAAAAAGTAGAAGAAGCTAATGCTGCCCTTGCTGGCAGTCCAGTATTTGGCCCAATAATTTCAGCCGCATCAACTGTTTTAAATGCTTTGCAGATAGGCAATGCTGCAATGGCTGGCGCTGACTATAAGCGTATTCAAGATAACCAAAAAGGAATTATTACCCCAAAGGATATTACCTCTGCAGCGCTACATGGCGAGAGTATCAATGGTAAAAAAGTAACATCAAAAATTGTTAATGGTCAGCCTGTTTGGAATATTAAGCCCACTGTCACCGATCCAGCAAAAATCGCAGAGATTGATATGTCTCGCTTGGGTGCCGCTACTAACAATGCAACTGCATTTACTCAGCCCAACCGTAAAACAGTTTATGGTGCAGACATTGCTATATTGAAGAATCCAAAAATTGACAGTGGTACTGCTGCACTTGAGGGAATTAAATACGATCTAACTCATGACCCATTGGCGCTAGTAAATCCACTAAAGCCGCTAGCCGTATTGAAGCCACTTATTGGTGCAGCAAAGACTTTTAATACTGCTACAAAGACTGGCGATGTAAGCCTAAACCTTATTAAAGATGCAGTGCAGAACTCTGACCTACTGCCTGAACTTGCAACTAAAACTCCAACTACAGTTGCAGTTAAGGGGGCTAAGGGCATCCCTGAGAATCTAAAGGGTCGTAGCGGAAAAGCTGCTGAAGTTCAGGCTAAGGCTGAGAAGAAACTTGCAGATGCAGAGATTAAGACTGTAAAGCTTACTCCTGAGGAAATGGCTACACTCAAGGCTAAGACTGGTATTACTAACCCAGTTCTTGCAACTGCACTTGAGGCTGCTAAGAGTGCTTATACTCAGATTGCTGTTTCGCAGAAGACTACCAAATTCCTTGAGTCATACGTTAAGCGTGAAGTTAGCGGCATTCGTAACCAGACTCCTACTGCAATCATCCACCCAGATTTCTCTGGTGCTGGGGGCTTTAAGATCCTTGGTGGCAATGGCGAAGAGCTTGCGACTGCAACAACCCGTAAGGGCGCTCAGGAGGCCGTTAAAGCTATTAAAAAGACTGTGGCACCTCAGGGTGAGATTGTACCTGTAGAGGTAGCTCTAAAGGCTCCTGAAGTACCTGTAATGACTACTAAGCAAGCTATTGAGCTAACTACGCAAGATGGTGCAGCGCTTTCACTTGCAAAGAATGTTGTACATGAGGCTACCGATGGAGCTTCTTATGTCTTCGATGGTGAGAACGTCCGTAAGTTTACGACTACTAAAGATGCTCAAGCTTATGTGAAGAACTCTGCTGAAGGTTTGATTAAGGAAGCTACTGTTCTTCAAGAAGGTAAGAAGTGGAATGTCCGCCAAGGCGACACTATTACTTCTTATGCTACAAAGTCTGAAGCTAATGTAGCAGCAAAGAAAATTAATACTGGTCAGATTAAGCCTGCCCGCATCACTACTGGTGCTGCTCCGGTTCTGAAGTCTACAGAGCCAACTGTGAGCATTACAGACCTAGCAAAGCTTCGTCCTACCTCAGCAGAGGGAAATGTCGCTCAGGAGGCTCTCAAGGCTGTTGAGAAGGCTGTTTCAGAGATCTCTGGAACTCAGGTTGGGATTAAGAATATTGATCGCGAAACCTTGCGTTCAATGGTTGAATCTAAGGACCTAATGGGCAGACTGCGTATTCTTGCATCTGCTACTGCAAAGAGTGCTGCCGAGAGTATCCGCCTAGCATCACGCCTAGATGGCTATAACCCAGTAGTCATGCGTGAGGCGCTACTCGCTGGTACTACTGAGGGCAAGAAGGCTTTGCTTCGCCTTATTGACGGTACTCCAGTTATTACTGAGACTGGCGAAAAGACTACTCTCGGTGCTTTGCTAAACGTAAAGAAATGGGACGCTGGGGCTTATTCTGCTGGCACCCTAAAGAATATGCTTGATGCACTTGATGGAATCTACAAGCAGATTACCAAAGCCGGTAAGACTTCAGCTTCTGGTGCTAAGTATGCTCAGATTGAAAAGACTTTTGGTAAGGAAATTGCAGATCAGGTAAAAGCAACTGGCATTCTTGAAGCGGGTGCAGACCAAGCTGCAATGGATAAGTATCTAGCACTTGAGAAGAACCTAGAATCAACTTCAAAGACCACTAAATATACCTCATTTGAAGATGTAATCAAGGGTCTAGCAAGCGGAGATTCAATCTCATCAGTTGATATATCTAAGGTCATTACTGCGCTTGACCCAGCTAAGAAAATTGTTAAGCAAGTTGAAGCTGCAGTTGAAAAGAATGATGTTGAATTCCTAAAGAGTGTTCTATCTGGAGAAGGCATTCAGGCAATGAATGATATCCAGAAGAAGATACTTTATACAGCAGACTTTAGCAATATGCTTAAGGTCGAAGGTATTGGTTACGATGATGTTCTATCTAGTGCTTTTGCTGCAGCAGATGAGTTCAAGGGCCCTGTACTAATTCCAAACCCTAACTCAGCAATCAGCGAAGAATTTATTCGTGCAGCTGAGGCAGAGGAAAGTCCAGAGGCATTTGCTCAGCTTCTATCTCGTGAAGTATCTGGTCCTGGCGACATTGCAACTGAGGCATTGAATACTGCATTCAAGAAGCTTGGTGCAAACCTAGATGACATTGCTGCAAGTCGTGGCAGCCTAGATACTATTTCCCTCTACGGCGATATTACTTCGCGTGTAAGCAAGAAGGCTTGGACTGGACGCGCAGCACTTCCTGAGCAGCTAAACCAGGTTGCAGATGCTTACATTGCTAGCTCAATTAATGGTATTGTTCGTGATCGTTACGGCAAGGCTAAGAAGTTCCTTGGAACTATTGAAGACTACCTATTTGATGAAACTATCAAGGAATTTGATAAGGTATCTGCAGCGCTTGGCTTGCTTGGTCTACGCATCCAGCGAAACAAGGTTATTACTGCGCTAACTAAAAAGGCTGCTGATCCAAAGCACCTAGTTTACTTGCACACTGGCGACATCTTTAAGGCATTTGATAAGAGCCCTAATGGTCGCCAAGCAATCAAGGATGCATTTTATTCAGGTGGCGCAGACTATGAGCGTGACTCATTCCTGCACCAGAACCTTGGTGAAGGTGCTCGCTATGTCCTAGAGCAGGATGCATCAAATGCTCAGATTGATATGGTCAAGCTAACTGAGCTAGTTCAGAACGGTGTAGCTACTCCAGCCTTGAAGCCAACTACAGCATTTGAAGCTAAGATTCCTGCACTAGCACAGCGACTTGCTGAGCAGCTTGCAAATCCTATTATCATCAAGGCAATGAAGGAATCTCACCTAACTAAGAGTATTGGTCTTGCAAGCCGTGTAATTAACCAGACTCACAGCGTTGTGCAGGATATCTATGCAACTGTCTATGATGCTATTCGTCTAAATGCCCTCAATGGTGATCTAAGTGCTGCTGATATGACTGAACTTATGCGTGGCCACCTAGGCAAGCTAGCAACTGCTGGCAACTTCTTCAACCTAAGCAGTGGCCCAGTAGCAAATGCTGCGTTCCGCTCATGGTCACAGATCATTGCGCTTCGCGGCAAGATTGCAGGTGCTGACCTATTAGACAAGCAGGAATGGAACAACTTCCGCACTGCCATGAATGACTTTGCAAAGGTTGAAAAAACCCTGCCTAGTGATTCAGTTCTAATTCCAAAGCACACTGTTCTTACAAAGAAGCAGATGACTGAATTCCTAAAGAAGGAAAAGGTAAAAGTCGAAAAGGCTCAAGCTGACATCATTCTTACTAATCGTGACAATGTTGCATCTCAGGTTATTGAAGACCTTGATGCTGGGAACTTTGACAAGTTTGATGTTCCTGCAGAGGATATGCCTGAGTTTGTAATGCAGGCTATGCATGACCGTGCTATCAAAGAAGAAACAACTTGGGGCGTTCCAGTAATAAACCCTCAGCTTGAAGAGCAAGTTATGCAGCTTAAAACTAAGTATGCAAAGAGCGATAAAGGTCGCTTTAAGAAAATTGATAAGAATGACCTTTATATCTTCAATGGTCGTGAAGATCTTGCTGCAGCAATGGTTGAGCTTCAAACTAAGACTTACCGCGAGGAGCACGAGTTTGTAAAGCTTGCAATGATGGCTGAGGATAAGCTAAAGAGCCTTCCAGAAGAAGACTTCAACCGCGCATTCTCATTACTTCGCGATGGTGTGAAGCTAACTGAAGATGTAGTAGCTGCTCATAGTGCAGAAGTTCTATCTGCTCATGAAACTCTAAAGCCAGTCTTTGATCTTCTATTTGGATCAAAGGAAACTAATGGTTTTGCTGCATCTGGTATTTCTGGCAAATGGCTACAAAGGGAACTAGATCAAGTTGGTTTGAATGTTGCTCGTGGATTCAAGAGCGTAAAAGACTATGCGGTTGAAGATCTATATGCAATGGCTCGGGAGCTTCCATTTGGTGAGCGTCCAAAGCATATTACTGGTACTGGAGAAATTTCTGCTTGGGAAAAGCGCGTAGCTGACTTTAAGAACTCTGGTCTTACTCCGCTGCTTGCATTTACTAAAGTTGCACAGGCCGCTGGCAGTGTGCGCTTCCAAGTAGGTATGGCTCGTGGTCTTTACTCTCGCTTTAGCCACACAGCAGCACATATATCTCCAGAACGAGCAAACCGCCTAAAGTGGGTAAAGATTGTTACTGCAGATGAGCAGAGCATTGCAATCAATGCAATCCCAGAAGGTGCAATGTTCCCACCAAACATTGCTGAGCAGTATGGTCAAACTATTCGTGACTATGACTATGCTCGCAATGCTACACACAATAAGGTTGTACGTACAATCATTCAGCTAACTGGTGTTAGCAAGGCTCTTTGGACTGTAATTAACCCTGGTCACCACCTAAATACTTTTACTGGAACAATGAACCAGCTAGTTATGAAGGGTGTAGTTAACTCAAAGCGCTACGAAACTGGCTTCCGTATGTCAGGCCGCCACTTTGCAGATCGCAAACTCACTAACTGGCAGTCACGCGAAAAGCTAGTCAACAATGCAGATGCTTGGGCGGCGCAGATCCGCCAAGCATTTGATGCTGCAGCATTTGACACAAGTTCATTTGAAGGAAAATTTGCTTCTATTAGTGACACTCCAGCTCCTGGAACTGGTGCACGTCAGATTGCCATTATTGAAAACGGTAAAGCAGTTGGCTACTCTGAAGAATACATTCAGAAGCGCTTTGAAGAAGCTGGTCTAATTGAAGAACCAGTACAGCAGCAAGACCTTACGAACCTTCAAAATAATATGCTTCCTGACCTCAATTCAATCAAGGAAGCTGAACTTGTAAAGAAGCTAAATGGCAAAAAGCAACTAGCTTCAATCAAGCAGTTTGAAGAAAATATTACTCGTAAGCCTGCCCTCATTGGTGCTTGGCACGGTAATGCACTTCGCGTTGCTGAGGCTCTTGATGTTATGCAAAAGCGTTCATGGAAGAATCTTGATGAAGCTATTAATGCTGCAATTAAAGAAGTAATGGTTTCACAGCCTACCTCTAAGAGCCTTGCACCATTTGAGCGCAAGTGGGGCCCTATGGGAACCTCATTCTATACCTGGGCTCGTATGAACCAAGTTGTTATGCTGCGTATGTTTGCTCAGAATAACCGTGAGATTAACATTGCACAGGATCTTCTATATAACATCAATGTTGCTATGGGATATACGCCGCAGAATACTGGAACTCCATACCCAAATACCTCTATGGTTCCTAGCTACCTAGGCTCAAAGGCTGGCGGAGTTGTTGTCCCAGTCGCAGGTGTCCCAGTTCTAATGCAACCTGCCCTTAACTACAACGATGGTATGAACTTCTGGGGCTTGCAAGTTGATGCAAGTAAGCCTCTTATGGAGAACATTATTGGCATTAGCAACGGCCGTCCAGTTGGTATGGTTTGGCAAATTGCCTCTATTCCTGCAAAGAACATGAGTATCGCTGCAAACCTAGTCCAGAAGGCTATTACCCAGCGTAATCCTCAGACTGGTCAAGGTTTAAACGTTCAAACTCCGCTAGATCTGTACCGCGAGTTCTTGCTGCCTCTAGCTGGTCGTCCAGGCCAGATTGGTGCTGCAATCACAAATGTAGACCAAGCACCTGATAAGTCAATACTTACCTTCTTCAACTACCTAACTGGCGCTCGTGCAACAAACCTAATTGCTCCGAGCGTACAGAAGGTTGCTAAGATTGAGCAAGGCCAACGCCAGAATGAATTCCTTAAGAGACTAGGGCTTAAATAATGACAGAGACACCAGAACTAGAGTCTGCAAAGATTATGTTCACTACACTAAACGCGGTCTACTCGCTTCACAGCGCAGCAGAAACCCGCGTGAATGGCATTGATGGCGAGAAGTGCGTACACTGCTCAATCATTGCAGGCCGCGTAGTAGAGTACCCATGCCCAACAGTGAACCTATTGTTGCGAGATATGGTATCTGAAACTATTTCTGACGACGAAGAGGAAAAGTAAGAACCCAAACTAGCAGGGTAGCTACAATCAAGTACCCAGTTAGAGTGCGTGCGCTACCTTCGAGTACGATGTAACCGATGGCAAGAGCTACAAGAGTCCAAGCCTGCTCGAAAAGATCGATGAATAGTTCCTTCAAGAATTTCATTGTTTTCTCCTAAATGAAGCCGCAGCTGATGCTGCAGCAGCTGATGCTGCAGTTGCAACTTGTGAAACGATTACAGATGCAACTACTGTGCGCTGTGCTTTTGCGCGAACCTCTGCTGGCATATCAGCACCCACGTTACCAAGGGCGTTAAACGCCTCCATTACGGCCTGTGCTGCAACACCAAGAATTGGGATCGCTGCAAGCTCCTCTGGAACCTGAGGATCATCTGCGCTCGCTGCAGCCATAAGCTCGGCAGCAACCTCAGCCTTAGTTAGCTCTGGTGCTGGCGGAGCAGGTTCTGGCTCTACTGGTGGCTCAGGTTCAATTGCTGGAGGTGCCGGCTCCTCAATAGGTGGCTTAGGTTCGATTACTGGAGGGGCAGCTTCCTCTACTGGAGGGGCAGCTTCCTCTACTGGAGGAACTGGGGCAGGCTCAGGTTGCGGAGCTGGAGGAGCTGGAGCAGGCTCAAGGGTGGGCTGAGGTTGCGGAGCTGGAGCAGGCTCAGGGGTAACAACTGGCTCAGGGGTAACAACTGGCTCAGGAGTAACAACTGGCTCAGGAGTAACAACTGGCTCAGGAGTAACAACTGGCTCAGGAGTAACAACTGGCTCAGGAGTAACAACTGGCTCAGGAGTAACAACTG